ATGGGATTAAGTTTTAACCCAGTTAGTAAAGCTAATTGGTGCTACTTAGAGTTCTTTAAACCTGATGCTAGTTTAGAGGATTTTAGAAGCGTTTGCCGCATAATTCAAACCACATACAAAGATAATAGGTTTCTTCCTAAAGAATATGTTGATTCTTTGCTTTTGTTAAAAGATACTAACCCTGTGTTTTATAAGATATATGCAGAGGGTGAATTTGGTAGTTTGGATAAACTTGTATATTCTAATTGGCAGAGTTTTGATTTTGATTATAAGAAGATTAAAGGTATAAACTGTTTTGGACTGGACTTTGGTTACACTAATGACCCAACCGCACTTATCTCCACTGTTGTTAGTGAAGAGGAAAAAAGAATTTATATTTATAATGAATGGGGCGGAACTGGTTATTTAAATGATGAGATTGCTGATAAACTTATAGAGTTTGGTTTATCTAAGTCTACTATTGTAGCTGATAGTGCAGAACAAAAGAGTATTGAAGAGATTAAAAGAAAGGGAGTAAGAAGAATTATTCCCTGTACTAAAGGTCCAGATTCTATATTACAAGGTATTCAAAGGGTACAACAGTATGAGATAATTGTTCACCCTAGTTGTGTTAAGACTATTGAGGAATTGCAGAATTATGCTTGGACAAAAGATAAAGCAACTAATGAATATATCAATAAGCCTGTTGATAAATTTAATCACTACTTAGATGCTTTGAGATATAGTATGCAATGTATAGATGATAGACCTAGATTGCAAACAATGGATAAAAGTATGTTATTTTAAAGGAGAATAATAAATGTTTAGATTAAATAACAAAGATGAACTTACTCCTGAACTAATCAAGAGAATGGTTTATAAGTTTAGACAATTAGACTTACCTAGATTGATTAAACTTAAAGATTATTACTTGAATAAAACAGATATTTTAAAGAGGGTACAAGCAGACCCTACAAAACCTAATAATAAGGTTGTTCATCCATATAGTCAGTATATTACTGATACTTTATGCGGCTACTTTATGGGTGAGCCTATTACTTATAGTGGTTCAGAAGCAGGTATTGATGAATTAAAGTTAGTTCTTGAATACAATGATGAACAAAATGAAAACATGGAACTATCTAAGAATTGTTCTATTTATGGTAGAGCTTGGGAGTTGATGTATATTGATAGTGATGGCTCAATCCGCTTTACTAATATAGATACAAAAGAAATTATTCCTATTTATGGAGCAACAATAGAAGATGAATTAGTTGCTGTTATAAGATTCTATGATGAATATAACATCATTAAAGATGCTATGGAAACAATAGTAGAAGTATATACAGATAAAGAAGTAATTAGATATAAAGCCTCTACTACACTGGATACATTGCAACTTGTAGACAGCCAGCCGCATTTCTTTGGTTGTGTTCCTTTTGTTGAATATAGAAATAATGATGATATGACTGGTGATTTTGAAGGAGTTATGTCATTGATTGATGCTTATGATGCTCTTGTTTCTGATGATTTAAATGACTTTGAATATTTCTGTGATGCTTACTTAGCATTATATGGTTATACTGCTGATGCTGATGATATTAGAGCAATGAAAGAAAACAGAGTTCTTTTAATGGATGCTGATACAAAAGCAGAATGGTTAACTAAAACAGGAGATAGTGCGGGAGTTGAAACTACTAAACAAAGATTAGAGAAGGATATTCATAAGTTTAGTAAGACACCTAATAGCAGTGATGAGAACTTTGGCGGCAATTCCTCTGGTGTAGCAATGAGATATAAGTTGTTAGGTACAGAGAACCTTGCTTCTATTAAAGAGAGAAAGTTCAAGAAAGGCTTACAAAGAAGATTAGAGATTATTAGTATTATCTTTAGCCTTACAAGAAAAGCTGACCTAGACTGGATGGGTGTGGACATAGTATTTACTAGAAACTTGCCCGTAAATGAAGACGATATAAGTACACTAGTTCAAAATCTTGATGGCATTGTATCTAAGAGAACTTTACTTGGACAGTTACCTTTTGTTGAAGATGCTGATAAAGAATTAGAACAGTTACAAAAGGAAACTGAATCAACTATTTATTATACAGCAGGAGTTAATCCAACTGTTTTAAATAAAGAAGAAGATAGTGAGGTAGAATAATGAATTGGGCAGCCGCACACAAAATAAACAATAATGCTTTTAAGATTGGTGCTGGCTGGGAAGCTAAAGTAATGCAGATGTTTATAGTGTTATCAAAAGATAAAGATTTTAGTTCTACTGATATTGCTTTACTCTTGTCCTTCACTCAGCAAGAGCTAGATAAGATAGCACAAACTGAAATAGAAGCTTTAAACAATGCACTTACTTTAGCTTATAGTTATTCATTAAATGCCACACTAAGTGAATTAGATAATATTGGCTTTACTATTCCTTCTCTTGCTCTTGGTTATAATATTAATTGGTGCAAGGATGGTAAAGACTATAATCAAAGAGTTATAGCCAATATGAATGGTATTAAACAAGAAATACAAGGCTTACTGCTAGGATGGCAAGGAGATGACCCAATAGTTCTGATGGGTTTAATTCATGACATTCTTACAAAAGCAGAAAATGAATGGAAAAGATTAATCAGAACAGAATTAGAGGCGGCTTCAGTTCAAGGCTGTAGAGATGCAAACTTAATGAAGGGTGCAAGATATGCGGTAATTGAGAATGATAGCCCCTGTGATGAGATATGTGCGGAAATGGTTGGTGAACATGAAGTATCTCTTTATGGTACTTTAGGTATTGACTTGCCGCCTTATCATCCTAATTGTAAATGTGTGTTTTTAGGAATTTTTGGACAAGATTAGATGAAAGAATACTGGGATTTTTCATAAATAAGTGAAGACAAGTAAACAGGATGGATGTTTATTAGTTCAATTATCTACTTCTAAAATCCCAATAACTTTTATTGGAATAACAGAAACTGTTCCAACCAATATAAATAATACCATGGAATAGTTTCTGTTATAAGTAACAAAATAATTAAAATATGAGGGATTCCATAAGATTGACTCTTCTTAGAGGGAATTAAAAGGAATGTACTCAAAAGGAGAGTTAACAATTATGGCAGATGTAGAGAATACAAATACTACTCAAGAAGTAGAAACTAAGAACCAAGATAATAAAGAAACTAAGACTTATACTCAAGAGGAAGTTGATAAATTACTTCAGCAAGAGGGAGATAGGAGAGTTACTCAAGCCTTGAAGAAACAGCAAGAGGCTCAGAAATTAGCAAATATGTCCCAAGAGGAAAAGAGTGAGTATGAGTATAATCAAAAACTTTCTGAGTTAGAAAAGAGAGAACAAGAGATAGCAAAGAAAGAATTGGTTATGGAAACAGAAAAACAACTTGGGGAAAAGGGTCTACCAGCAGAGGCAGCCGCATTCATTGTTGCTGTTGATGCAGAAACTACAAAGAAAAACATTACTTCTTTTGAGAAGATGTTTAATAAGGCGGTTGAAGCAGAGATTAATAAAAGGATTGCAACAGGCTCACCTAAGACTGGGGCAGGTAATAATCAAGCAATCACCGCAGAACAATTTAAGAAAATGAACTTAATGCAGCAAGCTGAACTGTTTAAAACTCAACCTGAGTTATACAAGAGCTTGACTAATATGAAATAATAAAGGAGAAAATAATTATGGCAAATCAAGTTTATGATAATGTTGTTTTAGCCAACAAAATTGAAGATATTTTAACTACTGCTGTTGATTTAACAAGCTACATGACAGTAGATACTAGCATGACACAGGAAGCTGGTATGAAGAAAAAGATTAACACTTATAAAGCACAGGGTGATGTAGAGACTCTTGCAATGGGTTCTGGTAACACTGGAGATATTGAGGTTAGCTTCTCAACTAAAGAGTATGAAGTAGAAACTGTTCAGGGTAGATTCCAGTATTATGATGAACAGGCTATGACTGACCCAATGGTTGTTCAGGCTGGTCTTGAAGGTATTACAAAGACTATGATTAATGACTTTACTGCTAAGGCTGTTGCAGAGTTTGATAAGGCTACTCTTACAGTTCAAAGAAGCGGTTTTGCATTTACTGATATTGTTGATGCTATTGCTAAGTTAAATACAGAAAGTGAAGATGGTTTATTTATCCTTGTAGGTGTTGCTGATTTAGCTAATTTCCGCAAAGAGTTAAAAGATGACCTTAAGTACAATGAGGCTTTTGTTAGAACTGGTTATGTTGGTTCTGTATGCGGCGTTCCTGTTATTGTTACTAAGGCTATTACTAATGGTAATATCTATTTAGCTAGCAAAGAAGCAGTTACTCTTTTCATTAAGAAAGATACAGAGGTTGAGCAGGAGAGAGATGCTAATGTAAGAAATAACAAAGTGTATATCAGAAAGGTTGCAGTTGTTGCTCTTACAGATGAAAATAAGGTAGTTAAGTTAACTCCTAAAGCCTAAGTAGCCTCTGATTAAAGGCTTGCCCCAGAGGTAGAATTAAATTTACCTTTGGGGCATTTTTTTATTATAGAAAATCATTTAGAATAACACAAACTGTTCCAGACAATAATATATATTGGTTGGAATAGTTTCTGTTATAAGTAATAAAAGTATTTAAAATAAAAGGAGATAAAGAGATGACAATAGTAGAAAAAGCTAGTGTATTGATTGGACCAGCCGCCGCATCTCACCTTAATCAGATTGAGGCTATTGTTGATATGTGCAAAGATGAAGCTACTCAGTTCTGTAATTTAGATGAATACTCTGATAAATTAGACAATGCTGTTGTGCAGATGACAATAGAAAGATATAATAGATTAAACAATGAAGGCATTTCTAAGTCTAATGCTTCTTCTATTGATGAAAGTTTCATTGATGGTTATAGTAAGTCAACACTTAGTATGTTAGTTAAAAATAGAAAGGTAAGGGTGTTAAAATAATGAGAAATGATATTATTACAAGAGTTGAAACTACCCTTACTCCTGATGGTCAGGGTGGTTGGACAGAAGAAACAATAGAAACAGGTAGCTTTGATGTTAAGTTATCAATAGGTAGCAATATAGAAGAAGCTACTGCTTATGGTGTTTCTATTGAACAGATTTTAAAAGTTGTTGCGGATGTTCCCTTAATGGAGAATGAAGCTAGCCTATATATTGTAAAAGGTCCAGCTGGCCCTGCTGGTCCACAAGGCTTACAAGGTGAAATTGGTCCAGCAGGTCCACAAGGTGAAGTTGGTCCACAAGGCCCTAAGGGAGAACAAGGTCTTCCTGGTGTAAAGGGTGATAAGGGAGATGCGGGCTCTCAAGGTCCTACAGGTCCAACTGGAGCTACAGGCCCACAAGGTTTACAGGGTCCTAAAGGTGACAAAGGTGACAAAGGCGCAACTGGTCCTCAAGGTCCTACAGGTAAGACTGGTGCTACTGGTCCTCAAGGTGAGCAGGGTGTACCTGGTCCTAAGGGTGATAGAGGTCTTCAAGGTATCCAAGGTATTCAAGGTGAACGCGGACCTCAGGGTATCCAGGGACCTAAAGGAGAAACTGGTGAAAGAGGTCTCCAAGGTATTCAAGGAACTCAAGGTCCACAAGGTCCTAAAGGTGAACAGGGTGAAGGTTTCTCAATCTATAAAACATATGGAAGTGTAGAGGCAATGACCCAGGACGCCGCAAACATCCCAGAAGGAAAATTTGTAATGATTACAACAGATGTGGAAGACCCTGACAATGCTAAGGTATTTGCTAAGGATACTACTTCTTTTGTTTTCATTTGTGATTTAAGCGGTTCTCAAGGTATTCAAGGACCTCCTGGTGCTGATGGTAAACAAGGACCTAGAGGTGAACAGGGTATTCCTGGACCAAAAGGCGAACAAGGACTTCAAGGTATTCAAGGTGAAGCAGGTAAGGATGGTACAACTTATACACCTTCCATTGGAGAAGTAACTACTGTTGATAGCAATGAATCAGCAAGTGCGTCTGTATCTGTTAATACTGAAACAAAAGAAGCAGTATTTAACTTTGCTATTCCTAGAGCTATTTATGATGATACAGAAATAAATGCTAAATTAAATGACAAGGCAGACAAGAGTTATGTTGATAGTAATGCTGGAGTAAGAGATATATGCGGAAAACAGTTTACAACAAAT